AAGTGACAGAAACAGAACTCAAGCGAGTAAAGTGCCGCAACTACAGCATTGAGCAAAAAGATGAGTTCCTTGCTGACTGTGGTGCGGATGGTCAGAAATATGTTGATATGGCTGGTTGGTAATGGATAACCAACAAATCTTCAATGTGATTTTTAGCATTGCTGGTTTTCTGGCAGTCTATGTAATCAATTCTTTGACCCGCAACATCCAAAAGTTGGAGGACAAGGTTAACGACCTACCTCACAGCTATGTGGCAAAGGATGATTACAGATCAGACATTGCTGAGATCAAGGCCATCTTGAAGCAGATCTTTGACAAACTAGACAGCAAGCAAGACAAGTGATGTGGACCCAATCAGCATCTGCCTGCTTGCGGCAGGCTTGGTCAAACAGATCCAAGCTGGGTGCGAGCTGTACAAGCAGGCTAAAGAATCTTTTGTTGAGATCAAAAGAACTGCTGATGAGGTTGCTGGGATATATAAGGAAGTTACTGGATTTTGGGGTAACTTCAGTAAATTCTTTGGCGGTAAATCTAAGTCTCAAATTGCAAAGCCTGTTGCAAAGACCAAGAAGTCTGAGTATGTCGCTGTTGACGAGACTCAAGTCAAGGTTGACATTGTTTCTAACCTCACGCAATTTTTCAAACTCCAAGAACAACTAGCAGCACACATCAGGGAAGAGGAAGAGAAGAGCAAAAACATCTACGACCCTGACCAAAACCTGATGGAGTCAGCACTCAAGCGAGTGATGGCGCAGCAAGAGATGGACAACTTGGTGGTGCAGATCAGAGAGTGCATGGTCTACCAATCACCTCCCGAAATGGGCGCTCTGTATAGCGAAGTGTTCAGCATGAAAGACAAGATTGAAGAGGAGCAGACACAAGCAAGGCTAAAAGAAGAGGCAAAGAAGAGGCAGGAACTATGGCAACGCAAGGAAGAGGAAAGAAACTTCCAGCTAAAACTAGCGTACCTAGTGGCGACTACTACATTCCTCCTGTACCTATGGCTGTGGCTCCTGTTCGTAAATCGGTGGGGGAAGACATAGTGGCAGCAATTCTTTTGTGTTTGTTTGTGGCTCTCCTGCTTCCGCTTGGGGCAATGCTTTATCTGGACATCTTGGAAACAAAGAATGAAGTCAAGCAACAGCTTGAAAAGGTCGAGAAGTTAAGACGCCAAGTTGAGCAGCAACAAAGAAAGGAAAAGAGGAATGAGTAAGCAATTAGAAAAAGATTCAGCCTACAACCAGTTTGACACTGACCATGATGGCGTAGTCACTGATGCTGAGTTGGCTAGATCAGAGCGAATGATCACCATTGAGAATATGGACAAAATGGCCGATCAGCAGCGCGTTATGGCTTGGGCTGCACTTGGTGCGCCGCCAGCCTTAATTGCTTTCATGGCCTCTTCTTTGGTAACTCTTGACAAAGTCAATGCCTTAAGTGGGTTGACAACCACCTACTGTGCCGCCATGGGAACGATTGTTGTGGCATTCATGGCCGCACAAGCCTATGTCCGAGGCAAGGCTGAATCGTGAGTCTGTTTAATCCTTGGGTAATCCTCGGCATCGTTATGGCGGTGCTGTCTGCTGCTGGTAGCGGATACTACAAGGGAAAGAATGACGAGCATACGCGCCAGCAAGTTGAGATTGCTGCGCTGAACGCCAAGGCAAGGGAGACTGAGCAGGCGATGGCGCAAGTGGCGCAGAGTTATGGGCAGACATTACGAAAGGCGAACAATGTTGCAAAGGCTAAAGAAGACAAGTTGCGTGCTGATATTGCTACTGGCGAACGCAGGCTGTTCATTCCTGTCAAAGCCCCCGAGTGCGCCGTATCAGCCACCAGTGATGCCGCCACTTCCAATGGAGATCACAGCGGAACAGCATCAGCCGAACTTGACCGAAAGACTGCTGACGATCTTGTCGCCATCGCAGCCGAGGGAGACACCGCCATCCGCAAGCTCAACGCCTGCATCCAAACTTACGAAACCTTAAGGACTATGAAATGAAGTTATCAGCAAATTTCACTTTGAATGAATTGACCAAGTCTGAGACTGCAATCCGCTTGGACATTGACAACACGCCAAATGAAGAGCAGATCGAATCATTGCGTTTGCTTTGCGAGAACATCCTACAGCCAGTGCGTGATCACTTCAAAAAGCCTGTCAAGATTTCATCTGGGTTTAGGTGTTCTGCTTTGAATCAGGCGGCGGGTGGATCGGCCACCTCAGATCATTGCAAGGGCCAAGCCTGCGATTTTGAGATTGATGGCGTACCTAATCCTGAGTTGGCAGAGTGGATCGAAAGCAATCTGAAATTCACGCAATTGATATTAGAGTTCTATGTGCCAGGCGGTGATCCAAATGCGGGCTGGGTTCACTGCTCATACTCGCCATCAAATCTTAAGGGTCAGTCACTGACGGCCACCAAAGTAGCAGGAAAGACAACCTACTTACCTGGCTTGGTGGCTTAATTGGCGCTCAACCTTGGTCAGCAGATAACGACACCGGCGCAGCCAAACCTTGGCTCGCCTGCGCCTGCCTATGACCAAGGCTTTTTCGGTACTTCATTTGGCGGCCTGAATGTCTACTTCAGCAAGCTGACGGCGCTCTTTTCGGCGATCCTCGGACCGCGTGGTGGCAAGTACATCAATGCCCCATATGGCGCGTTTCAAGACGGCACAGATCAGACGGCGGCCAATACAACAACAGCCTACGCCATCACCTTTGACACCACCGACTTCAGCAATGGCGTGACATTGTCGAATTCGTCAAGACTTAATGTGTCTCAGGCTGGTTTGTATAACTTGCAATTCAGCATCCAGTTTACAAATACCACCAATGCATCTCAAGATGTGGATGTTTGGTTTCGCAAGAACGGCACAAACATTGACAAATCAAACAGCAGATTTGGCTTTGCGCCAAGGAAAGGTGCTGGCGATCCATATCACACCATTGCCGCACTGAATTTCTTTGTCAGTTTGGCGGCCAATGACTATGTGCAGATCATGTGGCGGCCAACAGATGTCGGTGTCAGTATTGAACACTATGCGGCCAGCAGCTCACCCACTAGACCCGCAGTGCCATCAGTCATTGCCACACTTTCGTTTGTGTCCAATTTGTCAGTAGAAACCGCATAATTCAGATATGGCACTCATTCCCTTAAAGATCCCACCAGGCGTGTACCGCAACGGCACTGAATACCAGTCTGCTGGGCGGTGGTTTGACGCCAACTTGGTACGCTGGTTTGAGAACACTCTCAGACCGATTGGCGGCTGGCGCAAGCGTTCCAACAGTCAGATGACAGGATCGTGCCGAGGCTTATTGACTTGGAAGTCAAACTCTGGTGGCAGATACATTGCAGCTGGCACACATTCCAAACTGTATGTGATGGATGAAAATTCAGTCCTAAAGGAAATCACGCCAACAGGATTCACGGCAGGACGCGCCAGCGCCGTCAGTGGTACAGGTTATGGGTACAACACCTATGGCTCATTTGCCTATGGCATTGCCCGACCTGATATTGGCTCTATTGCGCCAGCAACGACTTGGAGCTTAGACACTTGGGGTGAGTATCTTATTGCCTGCTCTGACACCGATGGCAAGCTCTACGAGTGGCAGTTGGGATTTGCAACACCAACACTGGCAGCGGCGATCACCAACGCGCCAACAGGATGTCAGGCTGTAATGTCCACAGCAGAGCGCTTTATCTTTGCCTTGGGCGCATCCAGCAACCCTAGATTGGTGAAATGGTGCGATCAAGAGAACAACACAAACTGGACAGCATCAGCTACCAGTCAGGCGGGTGATTTTGAGTTGCAAACAGTTGGCTCATTAAAGGCTGGCAAAAAGGTTCGCGGCATTAATTTGTTGTTTACTGATGTTGATGTCCATACCGCCAGCTATGTTGGTTTGCCTTATGTCTACAGCTTTGAAAAGGCTGGCAGCGGTTGCGGATTGATTTCATCTCAGGCTGTGGCGGCCATTGACACTGCCGCAATGTGGATGTCTACATCAGGCTTTTGGATATTTGACGGATACGTCAAGCCTTTGTCTTGCGATGTCTCTGACTATGTATTTCAGAATCTGAATTACAACCAAGCAAGTAAGGTGTACGCCGTACACAATAGCAAGTATGGTGAGATTTGGTGGTTCTACCCATCCAGCGCCAGCAATGAAGTTGACTCCTATGTCACCTACAACTACCGCGAGAATCACTGGAACATTGGCTCAATGTCTCGCACAGCGGGAACAGACCGAGGCGTATTTACCAATCCTTTGATGGTGTCATCTGACGGCTACATCTATGAGCATGAGGTTGGCTATGCCTACGACTCAGGCGTGCTATATGCCGAGTCAGGACCATTGGAGATTGGTCAGGGTGACAACATCATGTCTGTACGCCAAGTGATACCTGATGAGCAGACCTTGGGTGAGGTGGTGGTGAGCTTTAAGACTCGCAATTACCCAACCTCAACAGAGTCAACCTATGGCCCATATTCAGCGTCACAGCCAACTGATGTGCGGTTTTCGGGGCGTTTGGTAAAAGTGATCTATACCGGCAATGTGTTGGAAGATTGGCGTGTTGGAGTGTCTAAGTTAGACGCTGTTGCCATGGGTAAGCGCTAATCGTGGCGGCGAAATAGAATTGAAGACATTTAAGGGGTAAGAATATGGCAACTTTTAATTCAGACTTCTCATCTAGAAGTATGGGTGTTACTAATTTAAGTGATACCCCTATTGTTTCTCAGGAACAGTTAAATGCATTTAAGCCATCAAGTTATGCGTCTTATGTCCAACAAAATCAATTGCCTCCTGAGATATTGGAATATGTTCGTAGGGATATGCTTAATTATGTAAATAATGAAGTCCCTAAAATGCAAGGGTTTAATCCAAGATTTGGGATGCAATCATCAGCACCACAAAGATCAACTAGAGAGGTGTATGTACCTGGTCTTGATAAACCAATATTTGTGCAATATGACAATTATGGAAAAACATTAGAACAACTTAGTTTTAGATCAGATGATTATGGTACTGCCTATGAATTTAAACCTAATACTGGTGCATTACGTTCTCAAGGCGCTGTAATAAAAGGCGGTGGCATATTGAGCGATCTTGGACCAATTGCATTGGCAGCCCTTGGCGCTAATTTTCTTGCGCCTGCCGCTGGTGCGGCGGGTGCAGGAGCTGGCGCTGCTGGCGGTGCTGCTCTAAGCCCCTACGCGGCGCAGGCTGCTGGTGCTTATGGTGGAAGTGCTGCGGCTGCACAAGCGGCGGCTGCTGGCAGTCTTGCTGGCATCCAAACGGCGAGTGCGGCTCAGAATGCCTTAAACCTTGGCATTCCTACTGGTGGCGGTGCAGTGCCAAATCAAGTGGCTGGAATGTCTACAGATCAAATTTCACCATTGACACCTGAAGTTGCTGGAAATGCAGATAAGGCTGCTCTGTATGGTGCAGAGGGTTATGGCGCTGCGGCAACGCCAGCAGAGTTGGCTGCTGCGGCTGGTGGCACTGGACTTTTAAGCTCTTTGGGTGATGTAGGCACTGCCATCATGGACTTTGCAAAGGCTAACCCTAGCATTGCAGGCTCATTGCTTGGCGCAGTGACTGGTGCTATTGGCGCTGCCAACGCGCCAAAGTCAACAACTACACAAACAAATATTGATCCTGAGTTAAAGAGAGAATACTTAGCCAATATTGAACGTGCCAAGCAGACGGCGGCAGGCTTAACAGCGGGTGAGATTGCACAGCCTGGTCAGCTTTACACCGATGCTGAAAGAAAGCTCTACAACCTTGGCATGACACCATTTGGTGCTGAAGATATTGCAAGGTTCTACAACCCTTACCAAGAGCAAGTGGTGCAAGGTGCATTGGGCGACATTGAGCGCACACGCCAAATGCAAGAGCAGGCAAACATGGAGCAGGCGACTAGGGCTAGAGCATTTGGCGGTTCACGCCAAGGCGTAGTCTCAGGCATGACCAACGAGGCTGCATTGCGTCAGGCGGCCACTACTGGCGCACAGTTGCGATCTGCTGGATTCAATACTGCCGCCAACCTTGGAATGGCAGCGCGTCCATTGGACATTGCAGGCTTGCAGACTTCATTGGGTCTTGGCACAGCTCGCACTGCATTGGAGCAGGCAAGGCTTGATGCGTTGCGTAATCTTGGCACTGAGCGTTTGGCTATTACAAGTGGCTCTTTGGGTATAGGCATACCCAATATTGGTGGCTCAACAAGCCAGCCCTTGTACTCAAACGTAGCAGGCAGCGCACTGTCAGGTGGATTGACTGGCGCTTACATTGGTTCTTTGCTTGATCCAGAGCGCAATAAGCGACCTGTTGCTTAATAAGGAAAAAACATGGCTACATCAGCTCAAAACTTCTCAGGCTTACTCGGCGACATCTTTGGCGGTGGCGGTGGAGCGACTGGCCTTGAAGACTATCTGACGCCAGCTCAGACTGAGCAGATGAATCGTCAGGCTCTGCTGCAAGCAGCCATTGCCGCGTCACAGGCCAGCGCACCAAGCACAGTGCCGCGCAGTTTCATGCAGATACTTGGCGCTGGACTCGCTGGTGGTCAGCAGGGCTATGCACAGGCGCAAGAGGGTGCGATGAAGCAGTTGCTCACCAAGCAAAAGTTGGATGAGGCTAAACGCGCACAGCAAGCTCAGTTGGCCTATCAAAATTATTTGACTGGTCAGCCTACAGTTGGCGAAGAGATCACGCCACAGCAGGCTATTGCAGCGCCTGGTATGGCGCTTGGTCCAACAGTAGAACGTGCTGCCATGATCGGTCAGCCTGCGCCTAGCGTTGCGCCTAGTGGAGTGTCAAATTTGACACGCGAACAGCGTGTAATGCTGTCTGCTTTGCCTGCCGAAAAGGGTATACCTGAGATGCTCAAACTGACTCAGCCAACAGAGAAGGCAAGATTGCTGGCTGAACTTGGGATGCAACCAACTTTGGCAAATTTGCGTTTGCTTGATAAGCCAGAGGCTGATCCTGAGAAGATTAGGATTCTCAAAGCACTTGGAATGGAAGTTAATTTGACGAATTTGCGTCAATTAGATAAGCCTGAGTCTGCACCCAATGAAGTGCAATTGCTCAATGCTGCTGGCGTGCCAGTGACATTTGAAAACATTATGAAGTTGAAGAGATCGGGTGCTACTAGTGTCAGCGTTGATACTGGTCAAAAGGGTTTTGAGAACAAGATGTCGGCCAAGAAGACATTCATGTCAGAGCCGATCTATAAAGACTTCAACGACATGAAGTCAGCATATGGTCAGGTAATTTCAGCATTGGATCAAGGCTCCCCAATTGGTGATGTTGCTGGAGCTACTAAGGTAATGAAACTGCTTGACCCTGGCTCTGTTGTGCGTGAGTCTGAACTGGGTATTGCGATGGCCGCATCAGGCCGTATGGACAGGCTTAAATATTATTTTGACAATTGGGCATCAGGCAATAAACTCACACCGACTCAGCGCAATGATTTCAAGGCATTGTCAAATGAGCTGTACGCGGCTGCTGGTCAGGCTTACAACCAAAAACGCGGTGAGTATCTTGACTTTGGTTCAAGCACTGGCGTTGATCTTGATAAGGCGCTTGGTGCGCCTGCTACGTTGCCATCAATTGTCCGCGCACCTGGTGGCGCAGCCAAGCGTATGCCAATGACAGATATCTTCAAACGTCCACAATGAGGCAAAATCATGAGTGATTTAAAAAAGCAGATTGATCTAGCCAGAAAAGAGGGCTACCAAGATGATGAAATTATTCAGTTTCTATCAAGTGGCATGGGTGATATTCCTGATTTAGCACCTCAAATCAATACCGCCATTGAGAACAACTACACACCATCCGAAATATTGAAGTTTTTGTCTGAGCGCAAATCGCCTGCTTATGAAGCTGGCGCTCAAAAGTCACAGATGGAAAAAGGATTCTTGGCGGCCATGCAGGGTCCGACAATGGGTTTCTATGACGAGATCGCTGGCGCTGTTGCTGCGCCAATAAGAGCTATCACTGAAGGCGTGCCACTGTCTCAGGCATACCAAGAACAGCGAGACATTATTCGTGGCGCTGTTGAGTCCTACACCAAAGAGAATCCATATACATCCGCTGGATTGCAAGTAGCAGCCACTTTACCCACAATGGCACTCGGTGCGCCGGCAAGAGTCGGACAAGCTATTAATCGTGGCATTGTGACGCCTGCTATGGAGGCAATATCTCCAAGGCTGGCACAGTTTCAACGCTACTTGACGCAAGCACCCGAAGCAGGCCAAGTCATGGGCATGGGTCAGCGTATGGCGCAGGCTGGTGCTACTGGCATTGGCTATGGCGCTGTTGGCGGTCTTGGTACATCAGAGGGTGAAAGCATTGCAGACATCACCAAGGATGTGGCTAAAGGCGCGGCAGTTGGCGGTGTAGTAGGTCCAATATCTCAGCCGGTGATGGGAATCCTTGGAGCTGGTGGCCGTCAGATCGCTGCAAGGGTTTCGCCGGCCAAGGCTGAACAGTATGCACAGCAAAAGGTGGCCGAGGCTTTACTGCGCGACACACCACCCGATCTGCTTGCAAGCGCATTGACAATGTCTCAGGCTCGCATGGGCAAGCTCGGTACAGAGGCTCGCATTGCTGATGTTGGTGGTGCGAATATGCGCCAATTGTTGGACACCATAGCAACGCTGCCAGGCGAGACAAAGCAAGCCTTAGAGCGTGCCATCAGGGAGCGCCAAGCTGGACGCGCAGGCCGCCTTGTGACTGCCGCTGATACGGCTTTAGGCACTCAAGGATCGCAGTTCCAGCAGAGCATTGACAACTTCAGCGAGCTGCGCCGCATTGAGTCGCGTCCTTTCTATAACGTCATTGACCAAGCTGTGGTGCAAATTGATGAGCCATTGATGAAGCTGTTAAAGCGTTCAGAATCTTTGCAGGGTGCTGCCGAATTGCTGTACCGCACAAAGACTGGTCAAACAATTGACCTGTCAAAGTTGCAGCCTGGTCAGCCAGTGCCAATGAATGTGCTGGACACATTAAAGCAGTCTCTGTATGACTCAGCGCAAAGTCTCAAGCGATCTGGCGCCAATCAGCAAGCCAATGCCTATGATGATGTACGCCAAGAATTGATCAAGGCACTGAGCGAAAGATCGCCAAAGGTTGGCGGTAAGTCTGCTTATGCTCAAGCCATGGAGAAGTGGGCTGGTCCATCACAGATGATGGATGCTGCCGAGCTTGGCCGCAAGGCGATGACTGGCGACATTGTCAACTTCAAACAGGAATTGCGTGGATTGACTGGTTCAGAGATGGACGCATTCCGCATTGGCGCTTTGCAGGCTCTACGCCAAAAGACAGGTACAGAGGCTGGTCAGACATCGCTGCTAAAGATGTGGAAAGAGCCAGCAACGCAAGATCGACTCAAAGCTGTATTTGGTAACGACTTTAGGGAATTTGCCGCGGCAGTCGCCAAAGAAGCTCGACTCAAAGGATTGGAGTCTGCTGGCCGTGGATCGCAGACAGCGGCAAGAGCTGCTGGTATGGCTGACCTTGATGTCGCACCAGTGATGCAGGCAGGGCAGGCTGTTGCCACAGGCAATGTGCCTGGCATGGTCACATCAGCATCTAATCTATTCGGTCAGGTTAAGACGCCGGAAGCAGTACGCAACCAGATGGGGCGCATCCTGCTATCACGCGAACAGCAAAAACTTGTTGACCTGTCAGAGTCAATTCGCCGCATGAACGAGGCACGCTCACGCGCTGCTGGAGCTGGTGGTTATATCGGTGGACAAACTGGAATAATCGGTTCAAACCTCGCAGGACAATAAATCATGGCAACCTATCTTGACTACTTAATGGGCCTTGGAGAGACTGGCGCAACGCTTGGTAGCGGTGCAATGGCTGGCCTATTGGGTATGCCTTATGGCGTGTACAAGGGAGCCACCAGCGGCAAGTTAGGTACGCGAGAAGCTAATCGAATCGCCGAGGAAGAGGCGCGTAGGTTAATGGAGCAGTACACCTACCAACCCCGCGGCAAAGTGGCGCCAGAGATGTTGCAAACCCTTGGTGGCCTGCTTGAATCAAGCAAGTTGCCACCAGTTATTCCAGAGGCGGCGATGCTGGCGTCAATACCGCGTCAGGCTGTTGCCGCGCAAGCTGAACGAGCTGGCATGGCTGCTGAACGAGCTGTTGCGCCAATGGTTGAGCGCACTATGCAAAGGGGTGGAGTTGGTGCTGGACTGCTGAGTGATATGGCGCAGGGTACTAGAAGTCAAATGCTGCAAGGCAATAATGTCTTTGATCCAAGATTTGACGCTAGAAAGTTAGAGCAAGAGCGACTGAGGAATTTAAAAACAACTGTTGTTCCAATTTACGACTACACCATCCCAAAAATTAATCTTGCTGATTATCAAGACTATCCATTCATCACCAGTATGTCAGATAGGACTAGGACTGGTTTGTTGACTGACATTGACGGCGTGTCATTGAATCGTCCTGTGTACTTGCAAGGTGGACAACCTTATATGTATGAAAATCCTGGCCAAGTTTGGGCGTCAGGTGCAAAGCCAGCCAGCGACATTTACAAAATGGCAGGAATGCTTAAAGAGACAACAGGAAAAGACCCTTTGTATATACCATGGGTTATGTCCCCATCAGGAAGCGACTTTGCCAATATGACAGGGGAGACAATGTTGTCTTATGCCCAAACAGTAATGGGCAAAGATACAAAAAAGGGACTTGATCGACAAATCAAGAATAGATTTATTCCTGATTGGGCTGGCATTGATGACCCCAAAAGCCTTGAGCAGTTTAGAAATTTATCGGATCGTAAGCGCAAAGCAATGAAGAAAACATTGCTTGATAAAGAGTTTAGAAGTGAGGGCGGTTTAAGTATTGGCGAAGCCAGACTCGCCATTGCAGACCCTAATCAATTGAATTTGCCTGATGCAAGTATTTTGAATGTAGGCCAAGTATTTCCAGATCAGCCATTGATCATGCAATCAGGTCATAGTGCATATCCATTGGGCGTACCTGGTCAGGGTCTAGGCGCAGTACAGGAAAACAAAAACATATTTGATTTGCTGCTGATGCATCGACTTAATCGCGGCATCATTGATCCATCAAACCCAAGCAGGAAAGACATTCGCACTCTTGAGATGAAACCTTATGCTGGCTTGCTGGATGCTGATTTGCTCAAGTCTTTAGGATATTGAACAAATATTCTGGCTTAAATTTATCTGCCATTTTTTTGTTGTATCGCGTTGTCAAAAACTGTTGCACAGATTCTGGCGTGACTTCTTTTATCTTTGAGCCAATGCAATAAAACTCATGCAGCGTGAGAGCCTCAAGAATATCTTTTGGCATCTTCACTTCAACATTTACATATGGGGACAATTTCAATTTGCTTCTCCAAACAGCGCAGCCACCAGCGGATCGCGCTTAATCTTCCACTTCTTTGCTCTTTCCTTTGCCATGCGAAAAGCATGATCGTCAAGGGACTCTTTAGACCGCCAGCGTTTGAGCCTCTCTTGCGCCGTCAGAGGTTTAGGCTTGACGGCATCAGTGCCAATCCCATAGCGGTACACCGCCACCAGAACATTACCTGATCTGCGCCATTCCTGTATGTGGACATCACCCAGCTTACGCAGCTTGTTGATGATGATCTGAGCTGACCTCTCTGTGCAATACACCTTGCTGGCAACCTCTGGCGCGGTGCATCCAACGCGCTGTAAAAGGGAGACAATGCGGGGTAGGCGAACAGATTTCATTCAAATATTGTAAATGACTATGTAGTCAAGCGTCAATATTCTTCTTTTTGTCATCTTTTTATGTGTTAATTCACTACATGAAGAATGTGCCAGATGTTGATCAGGCGAAAGAGTTTCATGGCTACCTGATGAAGTGGCAGGAAATATTATCTTTGGGTGATTGGCGCATAGAGAGAGTTAATAAGATCGCCAAGGACGCAATGGCGTCAGTTGAGTTTGATCCACCAGCAAGGCTTGCAAGCTACAGGCTAGGGTCATTTGGCAGCGAAGAGATAAACAGCGCCAGTCTTGAAATGACGGCGTTGCATGAGTGTTTGCATATTCTTTTACACGACCTTGTTGAGACAACGGCAGACAGGAATTCGACAGAAGAACAGCGAGAAATGGCCGAACACAGGGTTATCAATTTGCTTGAAAAACTT